TTTAAGAAAGCAATTAAAGCCAATATTAAATTACCTACAAACATGAATCCTGTAGATGTATCTGCATTATTTGTTATAAACATTAAACATATCAATATATTAATAATCATGAATAATAACATTGTTACAATCAATGCAAATCCTGAGAATATTTGAGCATTTTCTGTTTTCTTTTTCATATTGTTTAAATTGTTAATCATTTTTTTAACCTCCTTATATATAAAAACAAAGGGTCTTCTCCATGACCCCTTGTTATCTGATTTTCAGCAAAATCATTTAAGAAATGTATATATCTTCAATGTTTAACGGCATTTAATGTATTATTTTAAGTTAATATAGTCTGCATAACCACTATGCTATTCCTGCATATTATAGGGGATTTTCATCCCCTAAATGAAAGGAATTTTTTAAAAATACATATTAATGATTTTAGGTACTAAAGCAGGAAATTGGATTTGAACCAATGTAAAACTATAATTTATAATACAAGTCGATTTAAACAAATATACAATATTAAAACTTTTGAGAATAACTTAAATTTTAGTTTAATAAGTTAATGTCTGCCTATTGCATCACCGCGACATGTTATTTGAGACAGGATTTACATAATCCTAATGATTAATACCTGCCATGTTTAAAATGTGATATGAATCACATAATACCCATTAAAGTCGCGGGAAGGATTTGAACCTCCAAAATAACTTTTGTTTAACTTAAACTTTAACTTCTCTCAACAGAGGTAATGGGATTTGAACCCATATCCCTGGTACTGCAATACCGTCTCCCAGGTCTTGTCCAGTTTAGTCTATACCTCTAATCATCATCAATATTAATTATATCTTTGCCATAATATTTATTCATTTCTTCTGCTGATTTTTTAACTTTATCTTTTAAACCTTTAGGCATATCATAACCAAATTTATAATTACCTGCTTTTTCTTCAATTTCTTTTTTTATTTTTTCTTTTTCACTAAATCCAAACATTTTTTTTACTCCTTATTTTAATCAAATATATATGAAAATATAGCATCCCCTATTTCTTGTTTAACTACATCTGTATTGTTTGCCTTCTCTCTAGCAATCTTAACAGCTTTTATTAATTTTTCAATTCTTTTTAATATGCTTTCTTTTCCTGGAATTGACATAGCACCTGATAATTTCTCAGTGTTCCAGTAACCTATAATAACATCTTCATTATAAACTTCTGTCTGTGCTGGATGTTTATCGGTTGCTTCATATTTCACAAGTACTTTTGGTACTTTTTTAGTCCTATGTGTTTCAATAGGTTCAGTCTTATATAAGTTACTATTTACATCAGGTTTCCAATCCTCATTAATGTCCAATGTAGGAATAGAATTAACCATTGTTCTGATGTCAATTAATTGCTTTTCTAAATAGATAATAAATGTAGAAGGTACAGTATGTGCAATAGTTTTCCCATCAACTATTATATCCGCGAAAGCATTAGTATTTCCTGTATCTTTAGTCAATGTAAAATCAAAAGATTCTGTCATTGACTCAATTACTGAATTTAATAAATTTTCAACATTACAAATTACTTTTTTATTTTCATCTGCAAATTTTTCACCTTCATCATCTAATGGTCTATATTTCTTTGTGAATCCATTGAATAAATCTGGTTTTTGAAAACTTTTATAAATATTAGTAATATTCTGTTGAGTTCTTGCTTTTACTTCTTTTTCTATTGCAACAACTTGATTCATCCTAAAATCTAAATTACTTGGTTTTGGTTCTGTCATGTTAGTAAATCCCCTTTCTATAATTTAAAACCCTGAATATTCAGGGTTTAAGAAGAAGTCTATGAAAATTAATTTTGATGTATACATTATAATACATGTATTACATCATGTCAAATGAAAAATAAAAATAAACCTGGGTTCGACTATTTCCAGGTTTTTAGATTTAAAAAATTAAAACTTTGAAGTATTCTATATTTGATTTTTATTATATAATAAAGTGTAGGCAAATAAAACCACGATTTTATTTATGCAACAGAAACACCTGTTACTAATAGTAACAGGTGTTTCTAAGTGTAATCGTGATATTTATGGATAAGTAAAATACATAGTTTTTTGTGAGTTACAAAAGATTTTAAATAGAGCATCGGAATCGAACCGATATTGCCTTCCTTCTAGGGAAGTGTTCTACCATTAAACTAACTCTATTTTGGAACAAATTTATACCACTTGATATACTATAATATAATAGCATTTACATTATGTCAAGGTAATTTTTTTCTTAACGCCGATTCTAAAAAACCCTCCCAATTTAGTTTATTAGATGCTTTGAAGTGTTTCATCCATACTTGCCAATAATTAGGAGAGATTATCTTTGCGTATTCTTCTAATTTACTAACTTTCTTTTGTTCTTCTTTATAATTGAATCTTAAGTAATCACAAATACCTTTTAATACTTCAATAGCACATTCATGCTGATATTGAAAATTTCTCATTAAATTAGCTTCAACATGATTACTCATAAACCCACACTCCAACAATACTGCTACCATTTTAGTTTCTCTTAGTTCATGAAATCCTGATTTGTATATTATAGTATCTTTTTTTACTCCCCTATCTTTTAAATCTGTACCGTTTAATAATTGTTTATGTATTGCAGTAGCTAGTTTTATACCTTCGGTACTTCCATCATGATAGAATGTCTCAATACCACCTGCTTTATCGTTCCATTTACTACCCATAGAATTAAAATGATAAGATACATAAATATATTTTTTATATTTATGTAAATCATATTGCTTATTTGCTCTGTCTGTTCTTTTTTCTAGTGATGTATCTGTCCTCTCAGGACTAACATCATATGTAGCAAATCCAAATTGTTTACAAGCCTGTAAAAAAATTGTTTTTGTTGGAGTATTAAATTCATTCTCCTTTATAACTGTACCATCTTCAAACTTAGGAGTCCTTTTTCCTGCAGTTTCTAGGCCATCCGATGACCATCATTACCTATGATTAACACATCTTTTGGTAATAATGACATATAGCATCACTTCCTTTCTTTATAAAATATTTATGTAAACTATTTATTAAAATAGAGTTCTAATAAAATCCCGATAATACCTGCTAATGCTGTAATTAATAAAATAGTATTAGCAGACTGATGTTTCCTTAAATTATCTACTTCCTTGTTTAGAGTGTTAATTGTAAATTTACACAAGGCAATTTCAGTATTCAAATTATAGATAACTTGCAATTGATTACATTGATGCTGTTGCATATCCCAACACCCCCTATATACTTATTATATCATTATTTTTAATATGTTTTAATAAATACACTATTAAAACATATTTTTAAGATACTGTAGAAAATAGATTATTTTGTAATTTTATGGTATGATATATAATACTACATACACATCTTAAAAACCTTATGCCATAAGGCATAAGGTCTTTTTTATAATTTATAAGCCATTATATAACTTCCTTTGTCAACTTGTGTTGCTGTAGCATCACTCGTATTTTGTGCCCATCGTAGTTGTAATGTACAACCACCGTCACCAGTTTTTATTAAAATTCTTTCAAAGTGAGGGTATTCTCCTGTTACTGCTGTACCTGCTGGGACATCAGATGCTAGGGCATAATTATTCATTTGTATTAAACTTACACTTGTAGAATAATTTAAAAATACTCTACCATCATTAAACAGTTCATAATCTCCACTGGCTGACCAATCAATCTTAATATCTGGTGTAGCACTTGTAGAACTATAAACTAAAACTAATTGCAATTCAAATAAAGAATTAGAAGGTAATTTTATAAATAATTCATCATCATTTTGCATTGAAGTACTGGATGTTACTGTTTCATCATACTGCTTAACTACCATTATAGGTAAACTAGAACCTTGACTAGATAATGGAATAGAATTATTATTACTTATTGTAAAATCTGTTACAAAATAATATTGATGATTTGCACCTGTTGAAAAGCCAACATCTCCTGATTCTGTAGCTGAAATAGTAACTGCCCATTCTGCATACACAGGTTTCATACCATCAACTTCTAATCTTGCTCTTATAATGTTATCAGGTGTCTTATCTATCCAAAGCATCATTCTATCACCAGTAGCAATACTACCAGATAATGTACCTGTAGCAACATAAGAACCAGAACCACTTTCATATTCATATATTTTCAAATCATCATGAATATCAATCCTTATATAATTAGATGAATCAACATACCAGGTAACACTACCTCCATAGGTGGCTATTTTAGAATACATTTCACATTTAAATGAGAATGAATTTACATCGTTCATTATCTCTATCATGTCATTATATGATTCATCAGCATACTGGAATCCTTTTTTACCTATTTTTTTATCAAAGTATACTAAAGTATCTGTGTCATTACCTATCCAGGGAGATTCATCATAATTTCCAGAACCATCATTTACAATAAAAGGTGATGAAATACCAACTACTTGTCTAACCATATATAATTTGTTACATATGACATATTCATTTAATGCGGCGGCTGTCGTTGCAGCATATACAGCAACAAATGTTATGTCATCCCATCCACTAGGCGAACCATCAGTACCAAAAGAACTTTTATCAATATTATAATAATTCCAACCTGTCGAATAACTGCAGAATTTATAATAACAATTAGATGCATCTGTACCTACTCTTAATAGAATACTACTGAATTTAGTACTATCTGATACATAAAATACAAATACTATATTATCATCTGAACCTTCTGCAGCACCAGAAGGATATGTTGTACAATCTACACTAGTGATTGTATCATTAATTTCAAGTGTTCCAGAAGATGCATCTGAATCTAACATCTTAACTCCACCTATACCACACAATACATCATCATATTTTACAGTAGATAAAGTTATTGTTCCTGCACTTCCAAAATCGCCTGAGTCTTCAAAATTATGAATTTCTCTAACATTATTTTCAATACCATAATCAAGCATATTTTTAGATAAAGTAGCATTTGCATAATTTAATTCACCCATTATATCGGTTAATACAGATTCATTTTTATTCAAATTTGTATCGTTTATTGCTGGTGTTGTAGCATTTACAAAAGTATTTTCCGTCCAATTTGCAAAGTTTGACAATTAAATCACCTCCTTTTCTTTTTCATCACCAATAACATCATAATTCCTATTAATCTTTTGTTTTTCTATTTCTAATTTATTATTTTTTAAAATTATAGTAGATTTTCTACAATTTTTGTTAGATAATCTTCCTTTATTATCAATTTTTTTCTTCAATACAATATCAATATAGCATACATAATATTCTTTATTTTTTATAATCTCTTCTTTGCAATTAAAACTTTTTATTCTTATTACATTACCTTCTTTGATGAAATCTAATATTATTTTTGCAATATTCCCTTCTACCTGAAATTTAAAAGCATCTGTTAACTTTCCATCTATTTTATCTTTTTCTTTTATCTTATTATTAATTGATAATATACTCATGTTAACCTCCAATCTACAATTTTATAGCTCTTATAAAACTACCAACTTCAACTGTTAGAAGTTCTAATCTTTGTGTATTTTGTGCCCATTGTAATTGCATGATACAACCTGAATCGCCTGTTTTTATCATTATTTTTTCATAATAAGGCATTTCGCCACCTGATACTATACCTGCAGGAGAACTAGTAGCAAAAGCATAATTATTAAGTGTTAATTCGACATCAGTAAATGAAGTTGCACCAGTACCAGCAGCCATAATGATTCTACCATCATGGAAAACTTCATAATCTCCTGTAATATCCCATGCGACTTTAATATCAGCTAATTCACTATCACAACTATAAATTAAAACCAAATCAACTTCAAAAAAACTATTAGAAGGTAATTTTATTTTTAATTCATTATCATCTGCTAATGTTGTACTGTATTGTATAACATCATCATGTAATTTCGTCACTATTTTTTTTAAAGGACTACTAAAATTAGATAATGGTATTGATGGATTATTATTAGCTACAAAATCAGTTACAAAATAATTAGCACCCCAAAAACTACTAACAATTCCTAAATCCCCTGATGCTGTAGAAGATAAATCTGTTGTACTTTCAGCATACACAGGCTTCATACCATCTACTTCTAATCTAGCTCTTATGATATTATCAGGTGTTTTTTCTACCCATAATTCCATCCTATCATTGTTTTCTATGAAATCTGATAATGTCCCTTGTGCTATATAGGAATAATCACCATTATTACATTGCGTTATTAGTAATTTATTCAACTGACATTCAACCTCTATAAAATTATAAGCATTTATATACCATCTTAATGAACCTGCGTATTCATCAATTTTTGCATACATTTCGCATTTAAATGAAAAACTATTAACATTAGACATCACTTGCAACATATCTGAACTATAAGAAGTCATAGCACTATGAAATCCTTTTTTACCTATATATTTATCATGATATGCTACAATGTCATCATAAGATTGTAGATACATTGATGAATCATAATTACCTGAACCATCTGTAACATATAAACATGAAGATGCAGAACTATTAGCATCTTTCCTGGATAACCACATTTTATTACATATAACATAATCTGATTGTGAATTAGTATAAGTTTCTACATAAATTCTAAGAAAGGTTATGTCATCCCATCCACTAGGCGTACCATCAGTACCAAATTCACTTTTTTGAAATTTTTTAAAATTCCATGTGGATGTCCAGCTTGGGATAAATTTATAATAACAATTTGTATCATCATCACCTAATCTTATTAATATATTCCTTATTTTACTTGAATCTGATACATAAAAAGCAAAAAATATATAATCACTTAATGATGAAGCAGCACCAGAATTAAAAGTTGTTAAATCAATACTGCTAAATGTATCATATATACCTATACTTGCCGATGAAGACCTTGTACTTTGAATAGTTACTCCACCAGAACCAAATAATACAGCCGATGCCCTAGCTTGCCCTAAACTCATATAACCTGTAGTTGTAAAATCGCTATTATTTTCAAAATTATGTATTTCTTTCGTATTATTATTAATAGCATAATCTATAAAATCTTTCATATTTGAAGTGTTATATGAATTTAATTCTCCCATAACTTTTGTAAGAGTAGTTTCATTTTTATTTAAATTACTTGCTGTAATATGAGGAGCATCATTATTAACATAAGTAACTTCTGTCCAATCTAAAAAATTTGACATATGTTCACCTCCTTACTCCTAATCTATCTCCTTTTTTCATAGTAGGTATTAAATAATCTCTCGATTTTTTAGAATCCATTTTTACATATTCATGTGAAGTTATCAAACATATACAATTATAAACATCCTTTTTAATTGGTTCTTTTAATATTTTTTTCTCTTTTGTATCTGTGTCAATTACTTCTACATCAGTTGTAAAGTTCATTTTTTTTTCTGAACATATTATTTTATTTATTGTAATATCTTTTCCTTCTTTTATATAATCTAATATTGTTTTCATGAAATTAACTTCTACATTCAATTTAAAATCATCCTTTAATTTACCATTTTCTTTATTTTCATCTTTTACTTCTACATTTAATGATAATGTTTTCATCTTATTTCCTCCTAACTTAATGTTATTACATATTCTATCAATAATTCTTCTGTTACTGATTTTGAATAACTCCATAAAGCGTGAGATAGTAAATTACCTGTATCTGCTGATGATGTAGCATCACCTCCACAGAATATTCCTATTTCTTCAATACTTCCTGAATAATCTGTTGTTGTTATATAAAATGTTGCATTCATTGTAGTACTGCTAGGATTTGATATAACAACATAAGGAGTCCTGAATTCTTCTGCACCTAATGTAGTATCACTTGTAGTAATTGCCGTATTATCTGAACCTATAGCACAATAAGCAATATTATAATACACATTAAAAGCATATCCTAAAAATGCTCTACCTAATCTATAGAATACATCTGTCATTATTGTATTATGCTTTTCATCAATTTGTTTTCTAATACCGTTTTTAATTGAATGAAATTTATAAACACCATCTATATTTATAGACTCCTTAGCTTTATTTCTTGATTTTGGAATAATTATTCCATTTTCTTCTTCCCATTTCGGGAATCTTTTATTTATTATATACATCAAATCACCTCCTAATCATTGACAGTAAATGAATCTGTAATTGCTCCAGGATATAAATCATCTGCAGGATATAATGTATCTGATGGTTCTAAAGGGTCTATTTCATCTATAGAATATTGTCCTGCAAAACTTATTGTTTCATCTTCTTCTTTTACATAAATTACAATTTCATCTGTATCTACATTTATTTTACTGGCTTCAAACATATTTTTGAAAAATTCTTCCCATCCACCAGTATTAGGACTATCTAAAATTTCATAGTCATAAGTAATTTGATTTACACTTCTAGGTGTCCAAGTACATGATTTTACTAAAAATGTTTCATTTACATTTCTTAAAGAACTAAATACAACAGGTACTTGTTCTCCTATTTCATATGTTTTACTATACATTCTATATGTGAAAGTATCTGCCGTATTAGCGTATTTATCAAGTAAATTATGTCCATAAAGTAAAGCATCTGTTAAATCTTCTACTTTATCATTATATGAATATGCATCATAATAACCTCTGCTAGATATTTCATCATTATCTTGTGTAACTATAATTAATGGTATCAAACCATAGTAAGTGACTCTTATTTCATCTGTTGCTGTTAAAACTGTTTCATTTTCATCATGTGTAATTTGTGGCGAACCATAAGACCACCACCATTGATTACTTTCTCCTTCATCTAATCCTATAAGACCTACTGTTTGAATAACCCATCCTGAACCTTTGTTTACTTCAATCATTGGCTCTTTTCCTATTTTATATTTAACTAAAAATTCTCTATGACTTGAATTAGGTGTAGGAGTAGGAGTTTTTTGATATTGCTGTACAGATAATCTATCTTTACCCTTAACATATTGTCTATTCCTATAATTCTGCATTGTCCTATTTCTTCTAACATTATTTATAGTACTTGTCAACGCAGCATCATTTATAGGTGTACTTGATATAGAATAACCAATTTGCTGGAAAGATAATTGTTTACTTTTATCTATATTCCAAATATAATTCCCAAAATCTCTTAAATGATTTAATGCACTATGACCATATATATACGAAAAAGGTACTCTATTAATTGTTACAGGGGCATCAATTGTACCTGCAGTAATCCCATAACTAGTAAAGAAATTATCTATTAAATAAGTTACCATATCTTCAATTGTATAATTACTAAATCCTTTTACTACCAAACATCTTTCAATCAATTCATTATAATCTGTAGCTGAAACAGTATATTCTAGTCTACCTTTTCCTTTTGAATAATCATCTAAATTTTTTATATATCCGCCCCATAATAAAGTTGTATCTTCATAAAATGTAACCTCTACTCCTGCATCTATTGTTGCCCCATTTAAATCTTTTATTGTAAATGAAAATATTGATTTAGAACCAATGTTTTCAATAACATTCCATGTATCTTGTTCAATTTGTACTTCTGTACCAGTATCTTTATCACCATTTAGATATACATGTCTTATACCCATAATATTACTTCCTTTCTTTTATTTATGTGTAATAATACCCAAATCGTTAAGTTCTCTTACTAACTGTTTTCCAACTGACCTTCCATTTGTTCTACTATCAGCATATACATTTAATATTATAGAATTACTTGATGATATAGAAGTACCTGTTGAAGCTCTAGCAATACCAGGAATACCTGATGATGTACCTGCTAAACTAGAAGCAATACTGTCAGATGTTAAACTAGCTGCACTTGCAAGTTTATTTTTATATCTTTTAAATGAACCTATTAACATTTTCATTAAGTTTGGAATCCATTTATCACTATCCTTACCTGCTCCTTTTTTGGTAGGTGAGAACCATCCAATATAATCTTTTATTACGCCTGCTGCTGAACTTGCAGCGTTTTTTAATGAACTAAATTTCGACCAAATACCATCTATTAAAGAACCTAGTAAATTTTTTCCCGATTTATATAATGAAAAATTTAATGCATTTTTTATTTTAGTTTTGATATCATCTACTTTTTTCTTTGCATCTTTTATTTTATTACCTACACCTGATACAAAACCTCTAAGTATGTTTATAACACCATTTTTTAAAGATGTCCAAGCATTTTTAGCAGTAGTTTTCATATTATTCCATTTATTAGATATACTAGACTTCATATTATCTATTTTAGATTTACTAGTCGATGATAATGCTGCCATCGCACCCAAAACTTTAGTTTTCATTTCAGTAGCTTTATTAGTAGCAGTCGTTTTCAAACTTCCAAATTTAGAATCACTAGTACTTTTCAAAGCTGCTATGAAACCAACTGCTTTATTTTTCATATCCTCTGTATTACCTTTAACACCTTTACCCATTTCAAGAGATTTTTTAATACCTGTACCCGTCATATAACCAAAAATATTTCCAGAACGGATGTTCATATCAGCTATTCCTTCTAATACACTCTCTCCCATTGATAAAGTATTATCTGTAACAGTTTTTTTCATAGAATCACTACCATCTTTAGTATTATTAAAGAAACTCTTGGTAGCTTCCCAGGCTCCATCAAAATCACCTTTCATCAAGGCTAATACTATACTTATACCATCTACAGCAGCAGCAAAATAAGACTCTACCATAGGTAAATTTTCTTCTATATTATCTACCCATTTTTCAATAGCTTCCCACGCTATCCTCATTCCTATTACTACATCGTCTATTAACCATTTTGCAAACCATTTTAAATATGGTTCAACTCTTACAAAAGCATCTTCTATTTTCTTCAAACCTTCTTTAGCTTTTGTTAAATCTATTTTTTTAAGTTTATCAATTACATCTTTTATAATAGGTACAATTTCTTCTTTAACTTTATCAATCCAATAACTAAATGCTGCTTTAGTATTTTTCTTAATATAATCATAAGCTATTTTAGCTTTATCTTTAAGCCACACTAACGCATTTCTAAATTTTAAAGTATTAACATAAACATCAAATAAATGCTTTTTTAATGGTTCGGGGATTAACTTTTTTAATGATTCATATATTTCATGAGGGTCGCCACTTTTAAAAGCCTTAAAAAAATTAACAACTTTTGGTATTGCTTTTCCTAATGCACCATAAACTACATCAACACCTTTAGTTAATTTTTTAATACCATCTAATAAAATAGGAAATACATTAGATGATATAAAATCTTGCAATGGTTTGGTAACTTTACCCCAAAACATATCCCCATATTCTTCTATCTTTTCTTTTTGTCCTTTATACGTTTTGCTAAGAGCATCCATAGTATCTTTAAATCTACCATGCTCTCCTGTTGCCCTTTGTATTGCTTTTGTTACTTCATCGGCTGTTATTTCACCTTTTTTCATCCTTGCTTGTAGTTCTCCAAGTGTCTCACCTGTTTCTTCTGCTATAAATTTCAAAGGGTTAAATCCCTGGTTTACCATTTGTCTTACTTCTTCTGCTTGAAGTTTTCCTTTAGATATAACTTGTCCATAAGCTAAAGATAATCTATCAAATGCAGAAGCATTACCTAATGATATATTACCTAACATTTCCATAGCAGGTAAAACTTTATCTTGTGCCACACCATATCCTAATAATGTTTTAGATGCTTTAGCATAATGAGTAACTTGAAATGGTGTTTCTGCTGCTAATATAATCATTTTTTCAGTCATTTCATTAGCAAGTTTTTCATTTCCTACTAATGCTTCAATAGCTGCTGTTGTATATTCAAGATTTGTATTATACTCAAAACCTGTTTTTATACCTGCTTTTAATTTATCTACAAAATACCCTAAAGCATCAGTAGCCCATGAAATTATTTTAAGTCCTGCAAAACCTGCTATCATATCTTTAAGGCTGACATTAAATCCTCCCAAGAATCCTCTAGCAGAATTTGCAGAACCGCCAAAACCTCTAACAGACCTACCAGCATTATTAGTATGTCTTTCTACTCTTTGTAAAGCTGTTAAAACACTTCTATCACCTTGAACTTCCATTCGAAGTAACAAATTTCCTATTGTTGTTGTTGCCATTAAAATTCCCCCTTTCTAAAAAATAAACCGATTTATAAAAAATAAATCGGTCACATAGGTAGTGTGCTTTTTCCATCCAGAATATCTTCTATTGGA